ACTTTCAGTACATGCTAAACAATTCACAACCTCCTAGTCCTGCTATGAAGTTTGGATCAGCATTTCACATGTATGTATTACAGCCTGATGAGTTTGATAAACACTATGTTGTAACACCAAACATAGATAAAAGGACTAAACAAGGTAAGCTTGACTATGCAGAGTTTATGTTGAAAAATCAGTTCAAAACTTTACTTTCAGAAAACGAACTTGCAACTATAAGAATGATGTCAGATAAATTACTACAAGATCCATTGTGTAAAGATTTGTTAACAATTGGCAAGCCTGAACAAATTATAGCCTGGAATAATCCTGAGTATGATGTAAATTGTAAGGGTATGCTAGATATACATTGTAATAAAAATGATATTATTGTTGACCTAAAGACTACACAAGATTGTAATTTAAAACCATTTACAAGATCAATTAGAAAGTATATGTATCATAAACAAGCAGCATTTTATACAGATGCTGTGAGAGCTGTATCATATTATATTGTGGCTATTGAAAAGAATCCACCTTACAGTTTAAATGTATTTGAATTAAATGGTGATATACTAGATAAAGGCAGGGAAATATATAATAACGAATTGTATTTATACAAAAGATGCTTGGATGCAGATATTTGGCCTGGCCCATCTATGTCGTTATGGATAGATGATCTAGAAAGACACCCTATTGAAATTAATAATTTTGAAGATATACTATGAAAAATTCAGTAGTTTTTGAAGGCGGTATTGATAAAGTTAGTACATTAGCAGATGGAAGTCTGCGTATATATATTGGTACGCCTGAACTTTCAAACGAAACTATGGTTAAAGTATTTTCACTAATAAAAAAACCTGGTTACGTTTTAGTATCAACTAATTCTATATCGCAAGATCAAATAGATGCGGTTGAAAAAGCAACAGCTAATACAGAGTTCAATGAAAAGACTGTAAGTCAAAGATTGAGATCTGTAATGTTTAAGCTGTGGGAAAAGACACAGCCAAAGCAACTAAATGGAGATTCTGGTGAAATGGAATATGTTGACTTTGAGTTGTTTTACAGAAGACAAATGAATACAATAATTGAACACTATAAGACAAAACTAGATTAGTGACTGAACATAACAAATATTACTGGGAGATCGGTAGAAATGGTTTCTATCCAACCACCACTGGTGATGATAGAATACCTGCATACTATGTTGGAAGTAAATATCGTTATGAAGCTAGAAAGGTTATTGAAGACTTTGACCTATCATATAATGTCGGAACTGCCGTTACATATTGTTTACGTGCAAAGCGCAAACACAATGACGGTGGTATATCCGATATTAAAAAAGCTATAGCACATCTTAGTTTTGAACTTGACAAACTAAAAGAATAATCCTACCCTATAATCCATGATCGTATTACTTTTCTGATTAAACTCCCTATCACGGGGTAGGATTTTTTAAATTATGTTTATAATACTTGGAATAACAATAGTAATGATATATATAATAGGCTGGTCTCTTATATCTATGTTACTTGAAATATATAAAAAGGAAGCAAACAAAAGAAAAAGACTATAAACTAAACGCTTACGTTGTAGTTCAAGATACCTTGTAGTCCATTGTTGCGACTATATATAAAAGCTTGTGCTTTTTTTATGTTTCCAATAAATCCTTTAGCATCATGCCAATAGTCTGTAGCTGACATAGAAGATAAATTTCTAACTGTAATACCATTAAGCTCTTCTATTGCTTGTAATTTTGTTGCTTTATTGGTATGATAATGACCTCTGTGCACTTCCACATAAGTTACATCACTCCATAAATTTTTAAACCTTTGTGAAATAATACCTGGCAAATCATTTGTTTTGGGACCATCACCATGATCACTTACAATTAAATTATTACCATACGGTATTGCTTTCATTAGAC